AAAAGAGAAGTTTAACAAACTTGCTGAAGAAGTTGAGTTTTCAAACGAGGAAGATTTTACAACTAAAGTAGCAACTATTAAAGAGAGTTACTTTGGTGCGAAGAAAGAATCTTCAAATGATATAGATGATGTAGCGGTAGCAGGTGGGTCTGACGATCAAGTAGATCCGGCAGATTTATCGAATAGTATGGCTGCTTATACCGCCGCTATAAGTAAAACAAAAGACATTAAAATTGTCAAGTAAATATAGAGGGAGAAAAGTATAATGTACTTATCTGAAACTTACGAGAAAAAATGGCAGCCAGTCCTTGAGCATTCTGATTTACCAAAAATCACGGATTCTTACAGACGTGCCGTTACAGCTACTATCTTGGAAAACCAAGAAAGAGCACAAAAAGAAGACGCTGCTTTCTTAAACGAAGCGGCTCCTGCTAACGCAACAGGTTCTTCAATTGCTAACTGGGATCCAATTTTGATCTCTTTAGTAAGAAGAGCAATGCCAAATCTTATCGCTTATGATATTGCTGGTGTTCAGCCAATGACTGGACCAACTGGTCTTATCTTCGCAATGAGAAGCAGATACACTTCACAAACTGGTTCTGAAGCATTATTTGATGAAGCAGATACTGAGTTTTCAAGCAGAAACGCTGCTGGTGACTCAACTTCTGGTCAAACTCCAGATGCTGCTCAGGCTGGTTCTAACCCATCAATCTTAAACGACTCACCTGCTGGTGCATACAACAAGTTTGAAGGTATGACTACAGCAACTGCTGAGGCTTTAGGAGATGCTAGTGCAAACGCATTTGCTGAAATGGCTTTCTCAATTGAGAAATCTACAGTAACTGCTAGATCAAGAGCTCTAAAAGCAGAATACACTATGGAACTTGCTCAAGACCTTAAAGCAATCCACGGTTTAGATGCTGAGACAGAACTTGCAAACATTTTATCTGCTGAGATCCTTGCGGAAATCAACAGAGAAGTTGTAAGAACTATCTACATCAACGCTGAAAAAGGTGCATCTGCAAACACAGGTACAATCAACACAACTACTGAAGGTGTCTTCGATTTAGATACTGACTCAAATGGTAGATGGTCTGTTGAGAGATTCAAAGGCTTAATGTTCCAAGTGGAAAGAGAAGCTAATGCTATCGCTCAAAGAACAAGAAGAGGAAAAGGAAATATCCTTATTACTTCTTCTGATGTTGCTTCAGCTCTACAAATGGCGGGTGTATTAGATTACGCTCCTGCACTTAACAACAATCTAAACGTTGACGACACAGGCAACACTTTTGCTGGTGTATTAAACGGTAGATTTAAAGTGTACATCGACCCATACTCAGCAAATAACTCAGCTGCACAATACTTCGTAGTTGGTTACAAAGGTACTTCACCTTACGATGCTGGTATGTTCTATTGTCCATATGTACCACTACAAATGGTAAGAGCAGTAGGCCAAGACACGTTCCAACCAAAAATTGGTTTCAAAACTAGATATGGTCTAGTTGCAAACCCATTCGCAGAAACAGGTGCCGCTTCAGGTGCAGTATCTGCAGTGAACGATGCTGGTTCAGCAAACTCAAACAGATACTACAGAAGAGTTAAAGTTGCAAACTTAATGTAATCTGTATTACATATCTTAAAAAAGGCGATCTTTATGGTCGCCTTTTTTGTATCTACTAAATACTATTAAATGAATATATCATATATACCTGAAGATTTAATTAATATAGGAAAATATAAAGTTGTTAGTTTTGAAAACAATGTATTAGTTATTGACAATTTTTATAAAAACTACGAAGAACTTTATAAAATACTAAAAACTATTCCTTTACCTAGATGGCAGTTTGCTAAAGGAACTAAAAATTTTAAAGAATATTACGATTGTCGTCCCGTATTGCATGTTCCATATTTTGACAGAAAGAATATAATTTTAAAGTATGAAAAGGTTTATAGTTATTTACTTAAACGTTTCTTTAATTACGATAAGATTATTGAAATTTCAACTGATTTATTAGAATTTAATTTTTACAAAAATATTAAAAAAGGAGTATCTAATAAGATGCAATTTGCTCCACACAAAGATTGGGCATATAATTGTATAGTTTATATGGATAAAGTGTCAAGTGGAGGTACTGTAATATACAATGATTTATCTGAATCAGATTATAATAATATTGGTAAAGGTCAGCATGATAATTACAAATTAAGAGATATGTCAGCATATAGTAAAACTTTAATACCTGCTAAACCAAATAGATTAGTAATTTTTCCTGGAAATGTATATCATTCATCATATATTGATAATCACAATAAGTACACTAAAAATTGGAGAATGAACCACATTATTCAAATCAGGTATTAATAAATATAACTATGAAGAAAATACTTACTCAATACCTGTGGATATTTTTAATAACTGCCTTTATAGGTGTTATTATGGTGTTTATAGTCCCTGAAAAAAAGAATAGACTAGAGTTTATTGAAGAAAGACTAAAAGAAGTTGAAATGAAGAAAAAAGTTTTAACTGAAAAAGAAAAAGAATTAGAAAAACTTGCCACTGAAAAAGAGTGGGAAGAGGTGGATAAACAGAAAGATAAATAGTAGTATGACAATTACATCAACTCTACAACGTCAACCTACTAAATTAGATTATGCGTCACCAACGCAGTTTAAGTTTAGTATTATCAAATTACCTAAAGTAGAATATTTTTGTACTGCTGTAAATGTACCTGGTATTACATTAGGTGGTACTATGTCACAACCATCACCATTAAAAGATATACCAATACCTGGTGAGAAGTTGACATATGAACCATTATCTATGACATTTTTAGTAGATGAAAATTTAGAAAACTTCCAAGAAATACACGGTTGGTTAGTTGGTCTAGGTTTTCCGAGAGATCATAACGAATTTAGAGATTTGGTTTCATCTGGTAATGATAGATTTCCAGCAAAGAGTCAATCTATTAGTAATGAAATAGGCAAAGTTAAATATGGTGCTGCGAATACGGGTGGTATATATTCAGATGCAACTTTATCTATATTGACTAGTAAAAACAATTCTGCATTAGAAGTTAGATTTAGAAATATGTTCCCAACAGGTTTAACTGGTTTATCATACAATCAACAAGCCGCTGACGTAGATTATCTAACAGCGACAGTATCATTTGAATATGAGATATACGATTTTGCTACAACAGGATCGTCAACAACAAGTGTAACCACATCATAGTCTTTACTTTTTAAGGCTTTTGTGATATACTATATAGAATGGAGTTATTATGACATTAGAAGAATTGCAAACACAGGCCGATAAAGACCTTAAAATAAATGATACTGAGCTAGATTTAGAATCATTAAAAACACCTCAATTACACAATCAATATTTAAAACACTTAACAAAGTTTAAGTTGTTATTGAGTAAAGCACAAATAGAATATCATACTCAAAGACGAGAGAAATGGGAATACTATACAGGTAAAGCGTCACCACAAGTATATACTGAAAAACCATTTAACTTTAAGTTGTTAAAAACTGATATTGACAAGTATCTGGATTCTGATCCTGAACTAGCGAAATATAAACAAAAAGTAGATTACATACAAACAGTTGTAGATTTTTTAGATAGAACAATTAAACAAATATCAAATCGTGGTTTTCAAATCAAAAATGCTATTGACTGGAGGAAGTTTACTAGTGGAGCCATTTAGTGTTTTTAGACCCTACTCATTTTATTAAAGAACAAGCATTCTCAAAATCTTTTTGTGAGAACATTGTGAAGATTGGCAATAAAAAGAAACTTGAAGAAGCAAAAATACAAGATGGCAATCAAGTCAATCGTAAATCACAGGTCACGTTTATAAAAGATAAAGATACTGAAAGTGAGATTACAAAGGTTATCAATAAAATAAATGAAGAAACAAAATGGAACTTTTTATTAAGAGAGTTTGAGCCTTTACAATATACAGTTTATGGTAAGAATAACTATTATGATTGGCATATAGATAGTCACCGTAAACCATATAAAAACAATTTAATAAGAAAGTTAAGTTTTACTATTTGTTTAAATAATGATTATGAGGGTGGCTTGTTTGAGTTATGTTCCCCACACCCTAATAGTATAAAAAATATATCAACATCACATTTTCTAAAACAAGGTTCAATAATAGTTTTCCCATCTCATATGTGGCACAAAGTACACGAAGTAACATCTGGTGTTAGAAAAGTTTTAGTTGGTTGGATATTAGGAAAGCCATTTGTATAATGACAACTACCAGATATTTAATTATAGATAAAGTAAACGAAGTTTATCTTAAAATAGAAGCAGATGCTGATATTCGTAGAGAACTTGGAGAGTTTTTTACATTTGAAGTACCTGGTTTTAAATTTATGCCTCAATATCGAAATAGAGTTTGGGACGGAAAGATAAGGCTATTTAATTATGCCAGTGGTAAAATTTATGCTGGTTTATATCCATATATTAAGAAATGGTGTGAAGACAATAATGTACAAGTTGTTGATGGAACTAAAATTAAAGATACAAACGTTGATGATACAAAACTAGATAATCTAATTAAAGCTTTAAAGTTACCATTTGAAGTAAGAGATTATCAAAGAGAAGCTTTTAAGTATTCAGTACAAAAAGATAGATGTTTACTCATATCGCCTACAGCATCTGGTAAATCTCTTATAATCTATCTTATGTTGATATTTAACCTATTACGATTGAAAGATACTAAACAAGACAAAATCCTGATTATAGTACCCACTACATCGCTCGTAGAACAACTATTTAAAGACTTTAAGGACTATGGTTATAATAGTGAAAGAAACGTACATAAGATATATTCTGGCCACGAAAAAGAAACAAACAAAAGAGTTATAATATCCACTTGGCAATCTGTTTATAATTTACCTAAAAAATGGTTTGAAAAATTTGGTATGATTATTGGTGATGAGGCACACTTGTTTAAAGCTGTTTCATTAACTAAACTATTGACTAAATTGGAAAAATGTAAATACAGAATAGGTTTGACAGGAACTTTAGATGGCACAAAAACACATAAGTTAGTATTAGAAGGTTTGTTTGGTACCGTCAATAAGGTGGTATCTACAAGTGAACTTCAACAAAAGAAACAACTAGCCGATTTAAAAATTATGTGTTTAGTGTTACAACACGATCAAACTGCTCGACATTTTTTAAAAGATAAATCGTACCAAGAAGAAATGGATTATTTGGTTTCTAACGAAAAAAGAAATAAATATATAAGGAATCTATGTCTTTCATTACAAGGCAATTCTTTATGTTTATTTCAGTACGTTGAAAAGCACGGTGAGATTCTTAAAGAACTAATCGAAGAAAAAGCACAGAATAGAAAAGTGTTTTATGTACACGGAGGAGTAGAAGCCGATGTTAGAGAAGATATTAGAGCTATTACAGAAAAATCCGATAATGCTATTATTATTGCTAGTTATGGTGTCTTTTCCACTGGCATTAATATTAGGAATCTTCACAACATTGTTTTCGCTAGCCCTAGCAAATCTCGTATTAGAAATTTACAATCTATTGGTCGTGGCCTTAGGTTAAAAGATAACAACTCATCTGCAACTTTATATGATATTGCTGATGATATATCATACAAAGATAAGACGAACTATACATTACAACACTTTAAAGAAAGAATAAATATATACAATGAAGAAGACTTTAATTACGAAATTCATAACGTGGAGTTAACAAATGACAAAAGAAGCTAACCCAGTAAAAATAATCAAACTTATTAATGGTGATGATATTGTTTGTTCATTTCCCAAAGAACAATTAGGAGATAAATCTCCATTGATTCGTTTATCAAAACCATTACAAGTTAAGTATGTTCCACAACTTACTCCACAAGGTATAAAAGATTATGTGGCTTTAATTAAGTGGTCACCATATACAAGTGATCCAATTATAACTATTCCAAAAAATAAGATAATGACTATTACAAACGCCAACGGCTCTATGCAAACTAGTTATTTTCATTTATTAGAAAGTTACGATAAAGAAGAAAAGGTTGTAAAAGATAACCAATATGAAAGAACACGGCTATCTGATGAAACAAATGCTGAAATAAACGAGATATTTGATGAAGAAGATGAGAACTATACTATTCCTAATAAGACTCTACACTAGCTTATAGTATCCTCTGCCATCGCTCTACACGCTCTATTATATACAGAATTTTGTAAAAGTCAACCCTGATTTGAAAAGATATGGAAAAAAGTGAATGGATAATAAAAGTGACATATAATACTGATAATTGGAAGAAATATTGTGAACTTACCTACCCATTTAAAGGCACTCAAAAAACACTCGAAAAAAGAATCTGGAAACACTATAATGAAAAGTATGAAAACTATGGTAAAGCTGAGGCCGTAGAAGTAGAATTAATTTTGGATTAATTAGGCTTAAAACATTGACTTTTTGAAAGGAATATAGTATATTATAATTATGGCAGCAAGAAAAGAACATTACGTAAATAACAAAGAATTTTTAGAGGCGATGAAGGCCTATAAAAAAGATGTAAATAAAGCGAAAAGAGAAAAACGAGAAAAGCCACCAGTAACAGATTATATTGGTAGTTGTTTTTTAAAGATTGCGAATCACTTATCTTATAGACCTAATTTTATCAATTATACATTTAGAGATGATATGATTAGTGATGGTATTGAAAACTGTTTACAATATTTGGATAACTTCAATCCAGCAAAATCAAGTAATCCTTTTGCTTACTTTACACAAATTATCTATTACGCATTTGTAAGAAGAATACAAAAAGAAAAGAAACAAACTACAATCAAACATAAATTAATTATGGATAATAACTATGATGATGTAGCTCTTCAACCAGGTGATGATAGCGAATTTAAAAATCAGTTTAGAGAATTTTTACAAAAAAATGTAAGAATGGAAGAACCAGTCAAAAAGGTTACTAAAGTTAAAAAGAAAAAAAAGGCAAATAAAACTTCTCTACACTTCTTTGGTTAATTATGAAAATAGCGTTATTAAATGATACGCACTTCGGTGCGAGAAACGATAGTCCAGCATTTTTGGATTATTTTATGCGTTTCTATGATGAGATATTTTTTCCATATCTAAAAGAACACGATATAAAAACATTTGTTCATTTGGGTGATGTGGTTGATAGAAGAAAATTTATTAACTTTAAAACAGCACATACCTTTAGACAAAAGTTTATGAAAAGATTATGGGAAGAAGGTATAGATACTCATATCATATTAGGTAACCACGACACCTATTACAAGAACACAAACGAAGTAAATGCCATTACAGAATTATGTACAACGTATGATGGTAAACACGAACCTTGGATATACGATAAAGCAAAAACTGTAAATCTTGGTGGACTTGATATTCTTTTTATACCTTGGATATGTGATGAAAATTACGAACACTCTATAAAAGAAATAGACACAACTAAAGCTCAGATTGCGATGGGTCATTTAGAGATAAAAGGTTTTGAAATGCACAATGGTGCTTTTAATAATCACGGTTTAGATAAGTCAATGTTTAAACGATTTGAAAAAGTTATCTCTGGTCACTTTCATAAAAAATCAGATGATGGTCAAATATATTATTGTGGCTCTCAATATGAAATTACTTGGTCAGATTATAAATGTCCAAAAGGTTTTCATATATTTGATACAGATACAAGAGAACTAACAAGAATACCTAACCCTATTAGACTTCACAAAAAACTTATCTATAATGATAAAGAAAATGATTATACAAAAAAAGATTTATCAGCATTTGAAAATACCTTTGTAAAAGTATTTGTTACAAACAAAACAAATGAAGAAATGTTTAACAATCTAATTGATAGACTACATAATACAGTTGACACACACGAAGTAAATATTATAGAAGATTTAAATACAGATATAACAGCTTCTGTAAAAGAAAACATATTAGAACAAGGTGAAGATACACTTACATTTTTAGGTAATTACGTAGAACAAATAGATACAGATTTAGATAAAAACAAATTAAAGAAAGTTGTAAAAGAACTCTTTACTGAAGCAATTGAAAAATGATTTTATTTAAAAAGATAAGATGGAAGAATTTTCTTTCCACAGGTAACACACCAGTTGAAATAGATTTAAGAAAGTCACAATTAACTTTGATGATTGGCGCCAACGGTTCTGGTAAATCAACAATGTTAGATGCGTTGTGTTTTGCTTTATTTAATAGACCATTTAGAAATATTAAAAAAGAACAGATTGTCAATACAATTAATGGTGGTGATGCTTTAGTTGAGGTAGAGTTTCAAGTTGGTACAAAAATGTACAAAATAATAAGAGGTATCAAACCAAATCTATTTGAAATTTATAGTGATGGTCTTTTACTTAACCAAGATGCTTCAAGTGTAGATTATCAAAATGTTTTAGAAGATCAAATATTAAGATTAAATCATAGAGCATTTAAACAAATTGCTGTTTTGGGTTCTTCATCATATCAACCATTTATGCAAATGCGACCAAGGCATAGACGAGAAGTTGTAGAAGAAATATTAGATATAAGAGTTTTATCTCATATGGATTCACTTACAAGAAATCAACAAACAGAATTGAGTAAAAAGATTGTTGAAGCTAGACACCAATGTGATTTAATCGAATCAAAATACGAGTTAGAAACAAGACACTTTGAAGAACTAAAAAATAGAAGCGTTAGTGATATTGATATTAAGA